TTCATAGTTGCACTTGTCGAAAAAGTATCGCCTAATAACGTCACATGGAAACCAACCAAACAAGTGCACTCCTAAGAACCGTTAACCGGGAAATAGAAGACTTTAAATCAAGATCAATTACCATTGTCCCGGGTCTTACTTTCAACCAGTACGACACAATTCAGACAATTCATTTTTATTACAACTCCAAGTTTAAGTCAGGTGATACTGACGACGAAGGGGATCGAAAATACTTTTTAAATATTAACAGAAATCCCTGCAAGGTTTTCTCCAAGGCCATTGACTTTGATACCAAAAATATTCGTCTCCTAACTGTTGGCGGGGGTGATCCATTGAAGACATGGTTCATGGAAAGAGACCTCAAATACTGGATGCGAGACCAGCAATTTGGAAAGACTCTCAATCGAATCTTCACCGAGCTTCCAATCTACGGATCAGTAGTTCTAAAAATTGTTGATGGAGTTCCATACTTTGTCGATCTCCGAAACTTTGCTCTTACCCAAAGTGCTGACACCATCAGCGGTGCCAACTTCGTCACTGAGACTCATAACTATTCCGTCTCTGAATTTAGAAAAGTTGCTAAGCAAATGGGCTGGGCAGATGACAAGGTAAAAGAAGTCATCCAGAAGTTCTATCAGATGAAAGATACTTCTCATATCCGACTCTTGGAGCGATACGGAGATATTGAAACCACCGACGGCGACTACAAACACATGCGACTCTTTATTGCTGATGTCGGCATTGATGAATACGATCAGAACCGACAGATGTACACTTCTCAAAAAGGAGTGGAGCTGAAACGAGAAGAATGGGAGGGACATCCTTACTGGGAATTTCACGCAGAGAAAGTTCCGGGCCGATGGCTTGGAATTGGTGTTGTCGAAACTTTGATCGAACCACAAATTCGAGTTAACGAAGTTTCTAATCTCCAATCAAAAGCTGCTTACTGGACCGCACTTCGACTATGGCAGACACGAGACCCAGCTGTTGCTCGAAATCTTTTGACCGATGCTCGAAACGGAGAAGTTCTTTCTGTTGATTCAGAGATCACTAAGGTTGATATGTCTAACTCTGACTCAGCATACTTCGATAACGAGACTGCAAAGTGGATGCGAAACCGAGATGAAATGACCTTCTCATATGATGTTGTTCAGGGGGAACGACTTCCAGCAGGAACTCCACTTGGCTCAGCTAAACTAGCTGTCACCCAAACACTTTCATACTTCGAACAGATTCAGGAGAACGTAGCCATGGATGTTAAGGAAATGCTATTTAAAGTTATCATTCCAAGATTCCAGACTGAGAACACCAAACTTCACACCCTTCGACTTGTTGGCAAAGACCTCGATCAATATGTAGCCCTCATTAAAAATGAACTTGTCTTAAAGGAGGTAATCCGTCAGGCAACAATGCAGGAACACTTCCCAACCGAAGATGAAAAGGATGCTATTGGTCTTGCCATCGAATCAAGTATCAAACAAGGTAAAGAACATCTTCTTGATATTCCAAAAGGTTTCTACGAGGGAATCAAATACGATGTTGACATCGATATTACTGGCGAATCAGTTGACACTCGAGTGCGTTCCGCTACACGCTTCGCTATCCTTCAGGCTATTACTTCAGACCCAACCATGCTCCAGGACCCAGTTAAGAAAAACATTCTTGTTGGAATGGCAGAGGACGGAGGAATCAGTCCATCTGAATTATTTAATGTAGAAGAAAAATCAGTGGAGCAGATGGTTCCACCAACAGGACGAGCCGGCGGAGGCGTTAGTGCTCCAGCCATGGGTGCTGCAGTTCCAGGACAAAACTCTCAAACCATCTAATCAAACAATTTAATGATAAAAAAAGAAGTTAAAGAAATAATGGAGCAACTCGGTAAGACCTCTTACGGGGCTGCTCTCCGAGTTTATTTGAACGAGGCTATTGCCGACCTTAAAGATATAACTAAGACCAAATCTTGGGAGGAGACTCTCGGGCGACAACTTGCTGTTGACGTTCTCGAACGACTAATGAAGGACATGGAAGAACGACAAGCCGGGGTGAACTCAAAACCAAAATTTGACTAAGTGCAAAAAGTGTTTGACTATTTTCTCTTGAGGAGGACACCTCATTAAAAACATTTTAATAAATAACATAGTAACGACACTTAAGTCGTAAAAATGTCTATGGAAGAAAAAGAGGATGTAACTCAGGACTCATCACCTGAAGAGGAAGCCGAGGAGACCGAAGCTGAAGAAGCTGAGGAAACTCCCATCGTCAAGGAGGACGTTAAACCAGCGGCGGATTCGGTGCCTAAGAAGACCGAGAAAGTCGTGCCATACGAAAGGTTTCAAGAGGTTGTAAACGATCTCAAGAAACTTAAGGACCGGCCCGCAAAAGTTGTCGATAAGTCACTCGACGTAGAGGACTATATTGACATCAGTACTTCGCTTGAAGGGTTAGACCCTCGTGAGAAAGCGTATCTTGCAAAAGAACACAAGACCACGGGTAAGGCTCTTTCTGAAATTAGAAAAGGCGAAGACTTCCTTCTATGGCAATCAGCCTGGAGGGCAAAGGTCGAAAAAGAAAAATCACTTAAACCTTCTGGAACACAACCTGACGAAGACAAAGCTATTAGTCTTGACGAAGCCCTATCTAACGCCTCTCCGGAGGAACAGGAAAAGCTTCTAAAAGAGCATATGGGTTATTCGATCGGGACAAAATATCGTTCAGACAGGGTACAAATCCAGAAATAAAAACAAATGGGAAGAGTAGTAAACGTAGGCGTATCCGCCGTATCTCCAACAGTATATTCAACAATGGTTCAGGTTCCTCTATACAAGAGACTTGTCGCCCTTGAAATTGCAAATACTCGTTTTTCAGATACAGTAGGTAACGCTGTTAAAATTCCACGATTCTCCGACTTGTCGGCTCAGACTTACATTCCGGGTACACCAGTGTCAGCAACAAACTTGACATGGGCATTCGATACCTTGAATATTTCTACCTACAAGCATGTGACTTTCTACATTGATGATCCTCGAGCACAGACAGTAACAGTCGACCAAGCAGGTTCTCTTGCACCAAATGCAGCTTTTCAATTGGGTAATGCCATTGACAGATTTACATTTGCCAAGATCACCGGTTCAGCCGGCTTTACTAACTTCGGAGTAGACGCAGCTTCCATGAACGGAGGCACCGCCCACCGAGAAGTCTCAGCATCTTCAGCCAACATCATTAACATTTTTGCAAACGCACGAAAAATTCTGCGAAACAACAATGTTGAAGAGGCCGGAGACTGGGTAGCTGTGGTTACACCAACTGTTGCTTCATACATTGACATTAAGACCGCTTCAACCGGTTTCAACGTCTCTGATGCAACTTTGCGAAACGGGTATGCTGGAGATTTCCTAGGCTTCCAAGTCTATATCTCCAACAACCTTCCTTCAGGTAAATGTTCAACCGTTAGCCCAACACTCAGCGTAGCTGCAGTGTCAGCAACTAACTGTCGATCACTTTACTTCGGACGAAAGAATCAGATTGACCTCGCACTATTACGAGCTCCACAAATGGAGATTCGAAAATGTGAAGACAAGATCGGTTCTAACTTCATCACTTGGACAGTTTACGGAGCAACCGTTGTTACTAAGGCTCAAGCACGAGCTCTTAACGTAGCAGGAAACACCGCAACCTTCGGGTAGTTGTTTATGCCTTTGGGGTCACTCCGAAATGAGATAACCAAAGGCATAATTTCGGAAGCAACTAAAAATTAATAGCTAAGCGACTCTTCCCACGGGAATTGGTGATTAGAAAAAAATATGAATAAATTATGGAACAGGTTAGTACAATGGTACTACCGCAAAAAAGCCATCAGAGGACTCAGGAGAAAGTATCTTTTAGATATTGAGATTGATCGTCTGATGAAGGACTGGGTAACAGCCTGCATTATTGATCGTAAGCAAGAAGGACGACGCAAGGAACTGATCGATTCCAACCTCGCCATCAAAGAAAAAGAAATGTTTATTAAATGGTTAAACACTAAATAGTATGAAAATTGGATTCTATTTAGACTCTCCGTTTCCATGGAACTCAGGTATCTGGTTTCATCGCAACAAAACTCCATCGGAAGCTCTTATGACAAGAGGACACTATGTCCGACACTTTGCTATTGGTACCGAAAGACCAAGTAAGGAAGTTCTTGATGCAGTAGATACTGTTATCTTCGGACGAACTTACCCAGTTGGATTCAATCCAATCGAAGATATGAAGTATTTCAAGAAGAACGGCAAACGAGTTCTTTGGGATATTGATGATGACTTCTGGCAAGTATCAAAATCAAATCCCTCGGTCCTCGTCTCTTCGTCCTTAAAGGATCAATACGAAGGACTTATTCGAGAAGCTGATGCAGTTATTACTCCCTCAAAAGTCTTGGCTAAAAAGATCAAGAAGCTTGTTCCGGGAAAGGAGGTCTTCATCTGTCCAAACGGAATCAATTACGAAGAGTACCGAGAACGACCACGGACCGAAAGAAGTGAAATCTTCATTGGCTACATGGCCGCCTCATCTCACTTTGAGGATATGGTTCCAGCTATTGATGCCATGGAACTTCTTTCAGAGAAGTACCCCAACGTCTTCTTCTATCTTTACGGAATGACCGGGGAACCTTGGGAAGCTGCTGCTTACAATGTTCGAAAGATTTATACCTCACGACTACAGCCAGAAAAGGATGACCAGCTTAAGGCCATGATGGATGTATATGACCGAGTAAAGAAAATCAGAATGATTCATACTCCATTCATGCCACCAGAGATCCACCCCAACATTCTTTCTTCTCGAGACTTCGACATTGGTATCGCCCCACTTGGAGATACTGAGTTCAATCGAGGGAAGTCTTGCATTAAGTTCTACGAGTACGCTGCCACAGGCACAGTAACTCTCGCTTCAGACGTTTTGCCTTACAGCGATGAGGTCGGATACCGAGCCAAGAACACAGCCAAGGACTGGTTTAACAAGTTAGAAAAATTAATTGTCGACGTGGAGTTTAGAAATAAGCTTCAGGAAGAACAAAGCAAATGGGTAAAAGAAAATCGATCAATCGAAGCAATAGCCCTCGATTGGGAAAAGGCCTGCCAATTACCAGGAGGTCTAAAAGTTCTAAACCAATAAGGAAACGCTTTATTGTTCGAAAGTACGTCTATGCTCTTTCGGCTGCTCAAGCCCTTAAGATGGAGTCATTGATTAAGGCAGATGACTGTTACGTTGATGAGCAGTGGTCTCAGCAACACATGAGAGACCTGAACCCTGCTATTGGCTTTAACTTAGAAGTAGACGATGATTAAACTATGAAAATATTTACCAGCAAAAGCAATAAAAAATACGAAGATAAGTTTGTTCTAGCCATCGGTGGCGGAGCAACAATAGACAAGGCGAAGATCTATGCTAAGAAGCATAAGAAGTATCTCTTGGCTGTTCCGACTACTGGAGCTGGGGCAACAGAAACCACTCATGCCGTTGTCTGGGGAAAGACCAAACAGAATGTTCCAACAGACAAACCCTCGACTGTTCTTCCTCCCTTTACTATCAAGCTCTCAAAAAAAGCAAGACGTGACACAGTCTTTGACATACTCGGACACCTCGTCGATTACTTAAATGTCTGCACCGACAATGAGATTGTGGAAGTGGGAATTACCATGGGTAAATTGATTGAACAGAGACCAACTAACTTAACGCACCCAGCATCCTATCCGCTAACTCTTAAAGAAGGTCTATCACACGGAGAAGCACTCCGTAGAGTGATGAAGGACTGCCTAGACAAACTATGAAA